CTCCAATTCTAACCAAATGAATGCGCCCCGTCACAGTTTGCGAGCCGCCCGAAAATTGCCGTGCTGTTGCGCGAATGATATCGCCAGCAGCCAGCCGTTTGACTGTCGGGGCAGGAATGCCCGGCGCTGATGTGGCGGTCTGAGCTGTTGAATAGCCAATCGCCGTTCCGCCGCTCGCTCCCGTTATGATCGTTGCAAAAAGATCAGTACCCGCAGTGGGTGAAATTGCCGAGAATATGCCGATCCATAACCCAGCGCTTTGCGCACCCACCGTCAAAAGGCCACTTGCGAATGTCGCATCGCCCAGATTGGCGTCTTCTTGTGTGTATCCTGTGATGAGCGTCTGCACGCCGTTGCTAAGGCTTTGCGACCAAGTGCCAATATAATATCGTGGGATCGTGGTTTCACCGCCCGCAAAATTTACAAGCCGAAAATCCGTGCCGTCATAAACCGCCTCGACAATCGCACCCGCTCTAAGCTCACCCGCAAGCAGCTGATTGCCGTCCATCCGTTTAAGCGCAACAGCCCCGAGTGAGCTGACATTAAGCGTCACAGTCGATGTGTTTGTCGTTGCAACCTTAAATCGAAGCGGCACACCTACAAGCGCGGCCAGATCCGGAAACGCAAACGTGGGCGTGAGCGCAATCGCGTTCGCAGACCCAGAAACAGCAGGGTAGTTCATTTTTTGCGAGCGAATGCTTTTGGTGAGAGCATCATCATCAAGGTTGGTGTCCGCAAGGGAACTGCGTCGCAGGATGTTGCGCAAATTGGCCGTGATGCGGTTAAGCCAATGCGCGGGAATTGGCGTGCCTGTCCCTGCCACTCCCGCAAGGCAATTGCCAAAAAACGTATCCGTTGCGAGTGGCAAGTCTGGCTCAGGCGGGCGCACCGATACAGCGCGAACAACACTGTCGGGGCCGAAAAGATCAACCATGTTTATATCTCCAAAATTGTATATTTGAGCCTGACGTGGGCGTGAATAATGCGCTCTAAAACGCAGCGCAGCCCTTCAAACGGATCGCAGCGAATGATCTGACTGGCTTCATAACAACCCGCCTCAGCTTGCAAGGTAACGGGCTGATAAGCGGGTGATGTGTTGGTTTTGATGATGATGATCAGCGAGCCGTTTTCGGTATACTGCCCCACAGGATCAAGACCAGTCTCAATGCATCCAGCCTCACCACCACAGCCAAACGTTGAACAATCAATGTCCCAGCCGATGCTTAAAGCGATGCTTTTGAGATAGTCACACGTTGCCCCGCCTTGTGCTGATACCTTGACGCATAAATCCGCGAACGGATCGCACGCATCAGGCAAGCCATAATCAGCAAGCCACAAATCGTTTGTTTCGCTTTGTGTTTTGCAAAAAAACTCTTCGCGCAGCGCACAAAGGCGTTGATGCAGAAAATAAAACGGCTCTGTCACCGCTTGCCAAAAGCGATAGATGACAGACGTTTGCGCAGGAAAGCCGTCATTATTACCCCAGATGCGGCCTTGAGGGATCAGATGCAGCGCTGAGCGCGTCAAATCATCGTGTGTCGGGCAATAAAACGGAGGGCGTTTTTGCGAACAACTCATGGCATCACGCGAATGTGACCGTGCCAAGCGTTGGCACGTTTCCAGCCGTAATCACCACATCCGCCGAGGGAAGCGTGAGCGTGTGGCGCTCTTCACCCGTGGCGTTGGCGATTGCTTGCCAAAGCCAAGACCTAGAAAATGTAAATGGTGTCGCAAGATACGGCATAGAGGCATGACCACTATCAACACCCGCAACGCGACCTAAGCGCCGGATTGCCGCCGCCAATTCAGCACGAACCGCGTTTTGTGTTGCGGCATTACTCGGCTCTAAGCCTGTGATCGTGATATTAATGGGTTGTGCTGTTGGTGCAGCCACTGTCAGTTGCGCCGTTGCGGGTTTAAAGAGCTGAATATACTCACGCACCCGCGTTACATCCCCCGCTAAAGGCACGCCGTTGGCGTAGGCATCATCCATCATAAACAGCACGCGCACCGTACCCGCGCCTTGCCACAAGCGCTCGACAAACACCCGCGTGACGCTTGGAACTTCCGACCCCCACATCACATAATCAGCAGCCGATCCCCCGTGAGGTGGGTTGCGCAAACGAAATAAAATACGTGCGCGATAGCTTTCATCGTCTTCAACATCAGCACCAAGCGTCATTCCGCCTGAGCCAATCACCGCCGTTGCTGTACCTGTTACGCCTGACGTGATCGTGAGCGAAGCACCCGCATCGTTAAGCCCTGCTTGACCCGCGATAACCGCAACGGCTGGCACATCCAGCGCACCCGATGAAAGCGTCGCAACCGCGATTGTGGCGGTATATTGCGCCCCGTCAGAGCGCTGAAACAATGCCCCAGCCGCTACACTTACAGCGCCCGTGCATGTGAGCGTGATGATCCCAGATGCAGGGCTGGCAGGGCGACGCGCAATGCCGTATTGCTCACCATGCCGATCAAGGTTTTCGCTGTCCGCTGTGGTGACAAAACGTTGCTTTGCAATGTAATCTGCAAAGCCAAAAACCTCATGCGTCATTCCAGCAACCACTTTTGCAGTGGGCGCAATGTTATTCGGCCACAGCCATGCATCCGTTCCTGGCAAGAACGAACGAAATGCGTCACGCGCACGTTCCAAAAGGTTTGGAAGCGATGGAATAGTAAACATGCGTTCAAAAATCCAAAAGTTAAGAAACGGGCGAGATTTGATCCCACAAACTTTGAAAGCGCTCGTCATAAACAAGCTTGCCGTCACGTCCATAAAGACGGATCAGCATTTCAAGGCGGTTTTTGAGGCTGTTTGCCGTGGCCTCGACCTCAATTTTTGAAACAACTTGTTGCTGGAGAAGCGGAAAAAGCGCCTCTTGCGCAAATGCGATTGCCCATTGTTCCGTTGACGAGTCGAGCGGCGCACGCTGCAAAAGCCAGAGCAGTGAGCCAAGCGGCGCTTCGCCCAGATCAGTCCTCACATCAATGCCATCACCCCACCAGCCGCGAGGATCATCTCCCGCGAGATAGCGCAAGGGGTGCTCATCAGGCACGCGCCTGTCGGTAAAGAGCGCGAGCAAAACCGCCGTGTGAATGGCTTTTGTGGCCTTCAAACCACCACGATTCAGTTTTTCATCGCTACCCGCAAGCGCCCAATCGCCTTGGCCTTCAAGCGGATTCCATACGCTGTCCCACAGAAGAGACGGCTGATCGCCACACCCCTCATTGAGACGGTATGTTAAAACTGACATGATAAAACCTTGTGTTTATGGGTTGGGGACGTTGGTATTTGCCCCGCCCGGGGTCACGCCTGAATGCGTGTGTGTTTTGCCGATGTCCTTACCGTCGTGCTCGACGCGTATGCCGTTAATTATCAGCCCAGCCGCATTGATCGTGAGCGTCGTGCCACCTGCTTGAATGACAATCTCAGTTGAATGGATTATGCGCGTGCGTGGTTGAACAACGGAAACGATGTTGCCCGTGTGATCATAGATTGCACTTCCACCCACGCCGATGTTTTTTGGGCGCAAATCTTCGCTTTCAAGCCCCAAAAGAACCGCGCGATCAGAGCGACCGCCAAGGTTTGCAATAAGCCCAACCGCGCCAACAACAGGCGTGGACGTAAACCCGTGCGTTTGGTATCGATAAACGTCGCGCAGCTCTTCACCTGAAAGACCTTTGACGCGCACACGCTGTTGGCCTTTTGCGTCATCCACCTCAACAAGCGTTGCACGCCGCAGCATGTTTTTAATGGCTGCGTCGCTCTCATCACTCATGCTTTAATCCGCTTCAACTTATCCAAAAACCGCACCCCACTTTTTGGGTTAAAGCGTTATTCCGCCTCGCTCTCGTCCTGCTTCCAAGCCTCGCCTGATTTGGCTGCTTTGCTCGTTTTTCCGCCATAGGTGCGTGGATCGACAAGCGAGAGTTTCGCAGTCGTCCCGCCTGAATCCTGCCCGAATGCAATACTCTCAATGAGCATATCTTGCGTGATGTAAAGGAATGGCGATTGCACCCAGATCAAGCGGTTTGGCTGCCACAATTCACCCGAATCATCACGCCACCCCTGCATGGTGATGGATGCTTTGAGACTTGCACCCGCCGCACGATCACGCCGCCCTTTAGCGCGTTTTTTTGCCTTGTCTTTTGTGGTGTCGTCATCCTGAATAATGATAATCGGACGATTGCGCCCCACACCTGCATCACGGGCAATGGCCTCAATCTCAAGCGATTGCGCCCCGCTTCCCGATGCTTTTTGACCCTTCACAATATATTTTGAATGCCGATTGCTAAAATTGTGGTTCGCTTCACCCGAAAGCAGGTTCACACCCTCAATGATCGCTCCAGCATGGCGCTTCGTGCCAGCCTTCGTGATCTTGAGCGAACCATCTGCTTCACCCATGAGCGTCAAGCCTTGTGATCGTGCTTGCTTTTCCAGCACACGAAACACGCTCTCGCCTTGCGTGATCTGATAAAACTCAATCTGCTCGAGGCTCTGATCTGTGGTGATCCCCACACCCGCCTGATCAAGCTCTTTTCCAATCTCTTGCAGGTTTTTCTTGTCGAAACGCCCTGTTTTATGCTCAGCTGATGAATCAATCAAATCAGCGCTTTTCGAGCGTCCCGCAATGTTGACTTGCGCCGTGTCTTTGCTGAGCGATGGATTATATTCATCCACATAGCCCTTGCAGATCAGATCGCTACCCGCATAAATCTCAATCAACGTGCCCGCTTTAAACGTCCAAGCCGTGGCAATTGCACCCGCTTCAGCCGCAACTTCCAACCGAAACGAACGCGCCGCTTCATTCATGGCCGCACTGATCTGGACGCGAGTCCACGCGCTATAGCGCTTCCCGCCCGCTACAACGGTGATGACTTCCTGTTGTCCTG